GACTATTCTATTTCCATTCTCCACAATTAAATCGGGTTTCATTTTATTTCCTCCAAAATACCGTCAAAAGCAAACAGTTTGGCTGCTTCTTCGGCTTCTTCTTCATTATTAAAAAATTTAGTAAATTGTGAACCGGTTACAGTATCAATAAAATCAACAATGTAAAACGGCGTCACAACACAAGTTGCAAGGAAGCCAATTTCGGCAATACGATGTCCTTGGGCACCCATAAAAGTTACAATTTCTTGAATCATGATATCATTCCTATAAATCTGTTTAGAACAACACGGTTAGTAACTCGACCACCAGCATACTTACTGAAAGCCGAAACGAGTCCACGGGTAGTGGCATTTTCTCTCACTTCAAAAGTAGTATCTTCTTCTGTATCTAATGCTTCGGAACGGAGAACATAATACTCATCAAAACCAGCAGTTTCAATAACCGCAAATTTGTTTTTACGGAAATTAAGTTTGATTCTTTCAAAATCAACTGAGCGTGGATAAAATTCATACATCTTACGATTAAATTCACGACCAGAAATTACATAAAAACCCAACACATTACAACCTGTGCGAGATTTTAATAATTTAACATATGCTGATGTGTGTGAAGCACAATTATATATATTTTCCACAGTTTCTTGGTGTTTAGTTTTAGGGTCACGAATAATCAAACCATTCTCTGCTTTAGAACCATAAACATATTCATGACCTTTGGAACCCATTCTACCAGATACAGGATCAAATTCATATTTACTACGAATTGTGTGTCCTTCACCATCAGTCAAAAATACAGCATTTACAATTTGTAATTTGTAGTATTTCTGAAACTCAGGAACAATTTCCATAGCAGCAATAGTTGCTTCATTTAATGGTGTGCCACCCATCGCAATCCAATGAGGAATATAACGAGGACTTAAAGACCAACGAACCAATGATGTAGCCGCAAAAGTAAATTCACCAGCAGTCATTTTACTCGACAATAAATTCATCAAATAAAAATTTCTTGATTGTAAATCACCATCTTTAGGAGTAATTGTATAGTCATGTGAAACGTGAGATTCTGGTGTTGCAAAAGCATACACTTCATATGGAATATTTACTTTTTTGCAAAACATTACTAAACTGATTAATTGTTTTACAGTATTCTCAATATGGTCAGACATGGAACCAGACCAGTCAAGGAACATAACAAGACCGTGTGACTTACCATTCGGCACAACCGAAATCTTTTTGAAAATATCTTCACTAAACTGGTATGAAAAAATCTTCTTCATATCAAGGTCGCCAGTTTTGGCAGTAGAAGCCCGTTTCAACTGTTCGGCATTTTTACGCAATTCAAATTCTTTAACAAGATAAGAAACTACCTTATTTGTTTCACGGCGTAACTTTTGATATTTTTCATCACCATAGCGAGTAGCTTCTGATGGCCATTCCGCAATATGTTCTCTATATTTTTTATATAAAGATTTGTAAGTCAAAATACCTTTTTTAGTATCGAATTGTGGAATGTTGGCATAGAGGTAATTCTTCGCATTTTCAGCAAAGAGTTTTTTCTCATTTTGTTTGAAGGCATCATCAGTAAATGCACGAATTTTATCTTCTTCAACTTTATCATAATTGAATCGGTCATCAGAATTGATTAATTCATCATCTTGGTTTTTTTCTTCGCCTTCAATTGAATCACTCTGACTAGATTGGCCATCTCTATCATCTTGTTCTTCGCCTTCTTCATCAAAGTCAGCAGAATCGTCCCAATTACCAAAACCATCAGATTCTTCATCTTCATCAACTTCTTCAAATTCTTCTTCTGGTTGATTTGCTTTGCGTTCTTCTTCTTTTTCTTTCATGAATTCAGTAATACGTTTGGTAACTTCAATTACTTCATCATAAGTTTGTGTAGTTTCAACATCATTAAGCAATACTTTTTCTTCGGCATCAAATTTGATACCAAGAATTGCACCGCCTTTACAATGTAGATTTACACGGTCAATAAAATTCATTTCATTGAGGTCGATTCCTTTTGTGCCAAAGAAATCTTTGTCTGATAATTCTTTGTATGCTTTAACAAAAGAATTGCGGAGACCAGGATATTTGGATTTGATTTTGCGTTCAATTCGGGAATCTTCTACAACATTGAGAATGGAAGCGTTTACTTTTTCTGCTCGTGCTTTGAGCATTCCTTCCATAGGAGTGTAGAGAGCATGGCCAACTTCGTGGCCAACAAAAAGGTCATAAGTATGACCATTAATTTTTTCATCTAAAACTGGAATTGTCAAAATACGATTTTTGACATCAAACATAGCAGTAGCAACCTTGCGTTGTTCTACCACAAGGTTCTCGGTTGCCATTAACTTGGCTAGTAGTGATTTAGATTCTAATAATTCCATGACTTCTCCGTATTAATATAGTACCATTATACAGGAGTCCTAGAATCCGTCAAGAAATTTGTTCGGAAGTGTTGTTTCCTAGCAACACCAGCGATTATTGATACAATTCCTTGCGTTTTTGGTAGTCGGAAAGGTCTTTTTCCATTCCTGTGAGTGCAGCCCACTTGCGGGTTACAATATCCAAGCGTTTCCAAGCAGGAATTTCTTCATCATCCGCTCGAGCATTAAAAATTAATGGTTGATTTTGCTCATTCATGCTTACTTCCTTCATTTTTATCGAAAATTTGTTGTTCCAACGATGCGACTAATTCTTCCGCAAGTTTCGGATTGAATTTTACTAAAAAATACGCTACATCATCTGCTGGAATGTGTCGCATATTGAACATAATCTCATCAATACCTCTATGTATTTGATTTTCTTCCCATTGCATTAACATAATTTCTCACATTTCATAATATTGGTCTATAACAACTACATTTTTACCGCTCACTTTTGCTTCTCCGAGCGCTTTCATGGATTGTAACTCAATTTCTTGCTCTTGGCAAGTCAAAGAATTGAAATAATCCTGATAATCTTGCCAATCTTCTACTGTCCAACCATTTGGTGCTTGCATTTCATCTCCTCATGCTTGAAATTTCTTTTGCTTCATTATCAGTAAACACAGGAACAGCATTAGACTTGTGCATTGTTGCCACACCTTTCATTTTATCGCCTGTATATGAATGTTGGGATTTTTTGGTACAAGGTATAAAACCCGTATCAATGGAAAGACATTGGGGAGTTTCCCGACCAACAGGAATTTTTGGAAGTGGTAATGTTTTAATTACCGTTTTGGAAATCGATTTATTGCAAATCCGTGGTATTTCAGAAATTGATTTTAACCATTCTTCGTGACGTTGTTGCACGACTTTTGGAACTTTGCGTTTTTTTGATTTTGGAATGTAACCGTATATCATCATAATGTAATCTCCGACTTGAAGAAACCATTATACGATAGTCTGCGTGAAAAGTCAAGTGTTTTGTTGTTTTGGTACAACAGTATTACCAAAGCCTTGTTTCAAAAGCGGACATACCTACTTATAATAAAAAAATCAGAATTGTGTGGTATTCTTAATATTTCTCATTAGGTGAAAAATCGGATTCTGATGTTTCAGTTTCCTCTAATAATGATTCTTCCTCATACTGAGTTAATAACTTTTTAATCTCAGCGTGTTCATTACGGTGTTTACTATGAGTGTAATTGTAATCGTCATTATACTCTTTGTTTTTACGAAACTTCCCTACAAACTTTGACACTTACTTCTCCTATTTCATGGTTTCAAATGTTATGCCTCGAATCTTAGTTTCTGGCATATTGTGCATATCCATATTTGAAACATATGTAATGTCCGCATCTGGATAACAAATTTTTACTAATTTTAGAAGTTGGCAGACTGTGCCATCGGAATCGTTAAAAGAGAATATTTCATCAACACATCTTAGATTAGAAACTATCTCACGGCGAACATTATATGTTTGTGTGTAACCTCCACGAGCATACATCATCCACCAATCTGAATGAACACCAATCACAAGCCAATCACATTTACGTTTACATTTCTTTAAGAGTCTGACCTCATCAGCATCTAATGGGTCAAACTCACCTGCTATTATTATTATTTTTTCTTTTTTTAGCATTTAAGGTAATAGATTTGGGAAAGCCTCTTTTACGAATTTATAATCTAAACCTTTTACCCCTTGGTCTTTTTTAAAGATACCAACAACAACTTCTGCTTCACGGGGTTCAATTGATTCTAACAGTTGAATAAGTAATTCGTTTTGTTTTCTTGGTGATAATTTTTCTGCTTCGGGGTGGCCTTCTTGAAATAGATATAATTTTCTAATTTCGGTAGAAAGTTGGCACCTCGACATACCTGCAATCGTATTCGGGGATTTGTAATTCTCCGGCATATCTTTGATTTTCCAATTACACTTTGGATGATATGTGAATTGTAATACATCCACCAATGTTTTGGAAAGATTCTTTTCAATTACTTGTAATCTTTCTTTTTTAGTTGTTGCCAGTTCAAATTCATCAAATACTTCGTATATGTTTTTCATCAAAATTCCTCGATTACATCCATTAAATTTTTCAGTTTATGTTCTATAAAATAGTTCAACAACTTTTGGCGAGATGCCGGTTTTGTTTCTTCATATGTATTTATAATTTTTTCTTTAATCTCAACAGGAATGAAAGTCAAATCAATTAATGTGGCATTCCGCATAAAATTAGCTTTAACCGTTTCATCTTGTTCCAGATAACTTTCATTCATAAGTTTTTCTAGTGTGCCTTTAGTGATTGGTTTCTGTCTAAGGTCACGAACAAAACAATCAGCAGGTGAGAATATATTAGGAATACCGTCACCTTTATCACCACGAATAATTTTCTCTTTTAAATCCATAATAGGATTTTCAGATACGACATATTTCTTTTGTGCTGGATTATATTGTTTCACATTTTTGTAATTCTGTAATTGTAAGAAGTCGCCATCACTAGAAAGAATCAAAATCTTTTCATGTGCAGAATAAATTGGTGTTAGTGTTCCAATAATATCATCTGCTTCGGCGCCCTCAACATCAATTACTTTGTATGGAAAGTTTTCTTTTAGTTCTACTTTAAACTTTGCCAACATATCGAAAATCAAATGCCAATCCAAATCAGATTTTTCACGGGTTTTCTTTCGACCAGCTTTGTAAAACGGAAAATAATCTTTACGCCAATACTTACGATT